GAAAAACAGCAGCAGCAAGCTACTCCATTTGCTGCTGCTGTTTTTTCTTGTCTCAAAGATTTAGATATCCCTGAATCTGATAAACTCGAAATCTCTAGAACTTATTCCCTAAAAGAAGTAGAGCATGCTGTTAAATTCGCAACCAATCCTTGTACAAAAATCAAAACCACTCTTCAGCAATGCATTAAGTGGGCTTGCAAAAACAAACCCGATTTACCAACTTCAAAAGAAGAAACAATCATGCAGAATAGAAATAATTCTCAAATCCTTGAGAAAGCTTGTAAAGAAGTTAATGGCGTGAAAATTGAAGCGTCAGCCACTGAGGTGCTTTTTATTTATACTAATGCACAGCGAAAACCAGAGACTGTCGGATACGATGACGCTCGCTTCAAGGAGAAAGTCTTGCATTTGCTGATTAAACTCGGGTTCAAGAAATAATTAGTAATACTGGAAGATAAAATGAAATATTTAGATCAAGAAAATTACAATAATCTTCTAAAGAAAAAAATAGGCCATAGAAACTTGTTATGTGATTGGGGTAATGATTGCGTTTATCAAATTTATAGACAAATCGATAACATAGGAACGGTCTCATTAATGCTGCGGTGTGAAAAATGTTTAGGTGCTGGGAATTTCATTCCGTTAAGTGAGGATTTTGAAAAATATCCTTTATTTGATGAAGATTTAAAAAAAAAACATTCAGAAAAACGTAGATTTCAGTTGGAGATTATCGAGAGAAAGTTAGGAATAAAGTTTCTAAAAAAAACTGACTTATAGAAATTTATACCCATTTCACGATATAAATGGGAATAAATTATAGGTATTCAATGCCATACGTCAAATTGAGAATTCCCATGCGAATTGTCTCACCAAATCGCACCGAGCATTGGACAAAAACTGCAAAAAGGAGAAAGAAGCAACATCAGGTTGTTTCTTATCTCCTGCGTACTCAACAACCAATACCCTATCTACCATGTAAAGTAACTCTAACTCGTATAAGTCCAAGGCTTTATGATTCGGATAATTTACAATACTCTTTCAAAGGAATTCGTGATTCTGTTGCAGACTGGATAATACCCGGTAAGAAACGTGGCTTAGCAGATTCTGATCCTCGCATTCAATGGGAGTATGATCAAATTAAAGGTGATGTTGGTGAGCATGCAATCTTGATTGTAATAACCGCAACAGATAAAATAATTTAAAAGGTAACACTATGTTAACATTTCTTCTCTGTTCATTTGCTTTTACTCTCGGATTCTTCGCTAAACATTATATAGAAAACTTAAAAGACTCCGCATACACCGAATATTATTGCCCCGATTGTAAACTCGTCAGTCGCTTACCAAAATATTGCCGGTGGTCTCATCGTCATGAATGTAATCCCTTTAAATCCGAAACCCTCATCTCTCGAAAAACTATCCCCGATCTCGTTGAACCTAAAGAAAAAATATCCGGTGAAGGAAAGACTATCTACTAATGAAAATATCTAATAATTTAGCACATTCTAGCAGATTTTGACACATATTTGTTTCACATTCAACATGACACAAGTTCGTATCAGGTCATATTTCATTTAAATTTTCGTCATATTTCTTTCCTGGTTCGATTGTTTTAAACCCCTCACGTGTTTTGAAACGGATAGGAATTGAGCAACCAAAACCAGTTTCGTCATAAGGTTTATATGATGTCAAAAATTCATCAATTTCCTCCAAACAAATTTCATCACTATCTAATCTTCTATAATTTATATAACGTGAATACTCTAATAGTAACTTTTGAATGTAGTCCATCTATTTCACTTCCTTTATCATGCCAATCGCTATTCGATCCAATCTAGCTTCCTGCTCAATCACAAGCTTCTGTATCTCTCCCATACGCCTAAACTGCGCCCTATTACTACGCGTAATATACTCACGCAAATTATCGATCTCACGCCTATTCAATGCCTCTTCGCTATTGTCTTGGAAAAATTCTAATTGAACAGACATTATATATGTCTCCAATTTCTTCCAATTCCAAACTCCCTCTCGGAAAAATCAAGTTGCGCTGTCATTATCTAGTATCCATGGTAAATTTAATGATTTTCTTTCCGCTAAACACTCGCAAATCGCACCTATTTCATTAATATTTAATCCTAAATCAAGACATTCTGACATTTGTTCGAATGCATTCAAGTCTTCATTATTCAAAATATTAATAGCTCGTCTTAATATGCTTTTATTCATTTCTCAAACTCCCTCTCGAAAAGCTCCGTCACTATACTTTGCAGCGACTTTCTTTGCAAGTATGCTTTTTCTCTGATCTTTTCATACAGTTCGTAAGGAACCCGAATTTGCATTGCTTTGCTTTTAACTTGTTCTAGATCATCAAAAGGATCTCTGATACCCCATAATTCACTACTTTCTCCAAGATCTAAGCAATCAGTTAACCACTTTTTACCCTTTTTTATAGTTCCAGTATTTCTGTTAATGTAATATTTATTTTCTTCTAGTTTTTTCATACTTTACACTTCTTTATTAATTATTTATTTTCTATGTCATAAAGGTGAACCTAAAGAACATGCAATCTTGATTGTAATAACCGCAACAGATAAAATAATTTAAAAGGTAACACTATGCTAACATTTCTTCTTTGTTCATTCGCCTTCACTATCGGTTTCTTCGCTAAACATTTTATAGAAAATCTTAAAGACTCCGCATACACCGAATATTATTGCCCTGATTGTAAACTCGTCAGTCGCTTACCAAAATACTGCCGATGGTCTCATCGTCATGAATGCTCTCATTCGCGAAATGAAACCCTCATATCAAGAATGAATATCCCTAACCTCGTAGAACCTCAAGAAATCCACTCAGATCGAGTATCTGGTGAAGGTAGACCAATATGTTGACTGAATCAAACGACTTAACCAATCACATTATACGAAGAATTAAAGACAATGGATGTTAACTTAGATGACATTTGCATAATCCGCATAAAATTAAACAATGATGAGATTGCAGAACTTATCGCCGGTGAACGCATCCTATTTGATATCGATCAAGCATTACAGATTGAAATCTATCATGTTCCCGATCTAAAATACCCCCCAAGAAAGCAATACTTGAACGGAGATGGACCAGATGAGCATTAACCCAGTACATTATCACACCACTATAGTCCCTCCGAATAGCCCCGAAATTATCCGTGCAATTCCTGTGCAATACACGTGCAATTATGACGCTGACGAATCAGAATCAGATGAAGATATTTCCACTTTTGTCGCTCCCCAATTGGTAACAAATCCGTTAGTAATTCTAGACAAAAGTAAACCAATTCCCATTCCAGTTAACAACATCAAGAAAGATGTAAACTCAGAATGGAACAATCAACACTGGGGCGATTAGCTATAGCTAATTTCAGCTATAACCCTATATAACTAAGAATAACTATGAAATGGAATCCCCATTGCGACTGCGGACAAGAGAAGTCTTATAATAAAAAATGGGATGCTTATTACTGCGATAAATGCAATGTTTGGCTTGAACCTTGTTGTAAAGATCCCGAATGCGAATTCTGTAAACATAGGCCAGAGAAACCGCAAAAGATAAAAAAAGAATCTCTTGATAGAAAAAACAACAGCAAATAACATAAGGCTTAACACATACCGAGACTTACAGCATGCATAAGAAAATTAAAGCTATCGAAAAAACAAATGCAAAAGAAGGCAAGCAACTCAAGTCATTAGAAAAGCTTGACAAAAAACAAGATAAAATGATCGCTAAATCTAAAAAGAAAATAAAGAAATAATGACTAGACGTGCAATAATGTTTCACAATAAGAAACATAAAACAAAAAAAGTTGTATTAGTTGATTGTGATGATGATTGTATAAACGAAGACCAATACAAACGACTCATTAAGTTTCTTTGTGGTGATAAAAATTGTAATTGTGGTGGAATCAATGGACCCGACAATAAATACACTATTACCCAATGTGAACCTTCTAAATATCTGGTAACCCCAGCTTAAAATGAATGTAGCTAAAATAAACACACCAGGAAAATACGTATTCGGTAGGCCTGCCATGCATGATATTAAAAAGCTTGCTGAGCATATCGAAGAATGGTCTAAAAACCCAGTCAATTACGATATATTAGCTTGGATTGACGAGGTTGATATAGACCCCCGTCTACCTAGTGTGTGGGCTAAAAATGACGAAAACTTTGCCGTAGCGTATTATAAAGCAAAGAACCGTATAGCCCAAAGACGCACAGAAATGGTCATGACTGACGGAATGCAATGGAACCTATACAATAAGTATCAGCATAATTATGACATCCACAATAAAATCTTAGACTTCGAAGATATGCAAGTTATAGAATCTATGAAAAAGAACGATGACACCTCGAAACAACCTGTAACAGTCTATATAAATGACAAGCTCGTTAACAGTCAACCTCCCTCATAACTTCACACGCCGCCCCTATCAAGACGAGATCATCAAACAACTTGATGCAGGTATTAAGAAAGTTGTATGGGCATGCCATCGACGGGCAGGAAAAGATCTCACTATATTCAATTGGGTTATTCGTAAACTTCATGAAGTGGGCTTTATTGGTGCTGATTGCTTCTATGTATTTCCCTCCTATGCGCAAGCCAAGAAAGCAATATGGGATGCCTCCAACAGCGATGGCTTTCGTATTATAGACTACGCACCTTCAGCGTTAATCGCTCAAAAGAATCAACAGGAAATGAAAATAAGGTTTAAGAATGGAAGTTTGTTTCAACTTATTGGCAGCGATAATATCGATAGCCTTATGGGGACAAACCCCAAGATTGTGGTGTTTAGTGAATACGCACTGCAAGACCCAGCGGCTTGGGATTACATTCGACCTATTCTTAAAGTTAACGGTGGTTACGCTATCTTTATTAGTACTCCACGTGGTCGTAATCATTTCTATGAATTATTTCGTACCTCACAAACCACAGAAGGATGGTGGGGACAAAAGCTCACCATCAAAGACACAAACGTTTTAACCTGGCAAGATGTTGAACAGGAGATGAAAGACGGCATGTCCGAGGAGTTAGCATTACAAGAGTATATGTGTAGCTTTGACCGAGGTATTGAGGGTTCTTACTATGCAAAATTGATAAATAAAATGAGAGAAGAGGAGCGGATTTGTCCTATCAATTACGATCCTTACAAACTCGTTCACTGTGCCGCGGATTTAGGATGGGATGATTCAACAGCAATAATATTCTTTCAGATTTCCGGTGACACTATAAAGATTATAGATTGTGAAGAAAGATCATCCACAACATTATCAGAATGGAAAAAAATATTAATAGATAAAGGTTATAAATATGGTGTTTACCTTTTCCCTCACGATGTTGAACAAATAGACGGATTAGGTTCGGGATGCACACGAAAAGAAATATTAGAAGACCTACAAATACCTGTCACAACTGTACCTAAGGCATTAATAGCAGATGGTATAGAGACAGTTAAAGCACATCTTTCATCTAGAATCATGATTGATTCAAAGAAATGTCAAGGATTATTGAAATCACTTGAAAACTATCATAGAGAATGGGATGATAAGCATAAGGTTTATGCAAATAAACCAAGACATGATTGGGCAAGTCATTATTGCGATGCAATGAGGTATCTTGTTCAAGGTCTAAAGTTTATCGCTAATTCAGGTTCAATCGAAAATGACGCAAAAGCAGTCCGAAACTACTTCAGCTAATATATGTGCTAATTGTGGTGGATATAGGGAGCCTAGAGGTAGTTCAAAAACAATATGCCAACCTTGCTATAGAAAAGAACATTTGAAGAATCGTCCCACCTGGTATATTGAACAGCTAAAAAAATCTAATAAAGCCAAAAGAGATGCTGTAAGAATAAAAAGAGAATTACCATTAGAACAGCCAAGATGCATTGCTGAAAAAGGGCAAGGATGTACAGAACCAAATGGTTATAGGACTATATTTCTACCAGAATATAAAAAAGGAAAAAATAAAAATGGAAGAGTGTTAGAGCATGTTTATGTGATGTCGATGCATTTAGGAAGATATCTAGCAAAACATGAAAATGTTCATCATAAAAATGGTATTCGTGATGATAATAGAATTGAAAACTTAGAATTATGGAGTAAAGCCCAACCTCCAGGGCAACGAGTAGAAGATAAAATAGCATTCTACAAAGAATTTCTTGAACAATACGGATATAAAGTTGAAAAAAAATAAATATCTAGTTAATTCACAGATTACCAAATACTCAGGTAATTCTTTTGAAGAACGCCGATCCAATCCTATACCCATCAAATGAAATAGATCGCTCACTTGCGCAAGCGAGACAGAAAAACTATTCTGATTGCATTAACATACTGCAAACGCAGTGGTATCAAGCCGACGTAGATCAGCGTTTTGCAATGGGTGATCAAGATATCTGGGGTTTAATCTTCCCGGGTGTGGCCACCTACCGCAGAAAGATGTTCAATTTCAATATTATCAACCCAATCTTGCAAGCTATCAGTGGACAACAACGTCAAACACGTAAATCAACTATCGCAATACCTGTTCATGGCGGTATGCAAAAGACTGCCGATCAGCTTACTAAATGCTTGTATTACGTGCACAATCAATCAGGGGCTTATCAAGTATATTCTGATTGCTTTGAACAAGGTGCTTTGACGCAAGGTATAGGCTTTATTTCGATCTTTAAAGATACAACAAATGACCCTGTGTCGGGTGATATCAAACTGCGCTATATAGATTTCAAAAGCTGCCTATGTGATCCCTTTTTCCGTAAGCATGATATGTCCGATGCTAGATTCTTTTGGACTAGACAGTTTTTTGGTAGAGAGGAAGCGGCTCAACTTTACTCCAATTTCCATGATGAAATAATGTCACTGCCAAAAGGAACATATCGCGATGACAAATTCTATTATATGCCAGAAGTCTACCAGATTCAATTTCCTAATATGGTTGCCCTAGATGAATATTGGTATGCATCTACTCGTGAATGCGAATATCTCATAGATAAAGAGACAGGTGAGA